TAGGCACACCAACTGCACTGACTAAGGATGGAATACTAAGAGACTCAACAAAGGTCAATATAGTAGTGTTACCCGTTGGTAATGGTGATGCCGCAGGATAGTAAGCTACTCCACTTGTTGTGCCATAAACTTTTAAGTTGCCATATCCTTGCACAAATATCTCAGCAAAAACTCTATATTTATTTTTAACTATGTATCCACCTACAATATACTCAAGTACAGCATTACCTCCACTATTATTGTCAAGGATAATACTACCTCCAATCTGTAATTGATAAGTGTAATGTTCACCTGCCAAAGGATTGATACTAAATGGTGAACTGTACTCTCCATTGGTAGGATTGAATAAAGATTGTGCATCAACTATCTCTGTCCATCCAGAGTCAATATCCTCTTGAAATGTATAGTTTAAACCTGTAGGCTGTACATAACTTGTTGTCCATGTGTTTGTTGCCTCAACTCTATAGTCATTGTAATCAAAGTTATTAACATCCCCATTGTAAGGTATTAACAATTTATCAAAGTGAGCATCTGTTAATCCTGCCCATGTGTAAGTGAATCCAGCGTTACTGAATATCCTATCAAAGTAAGTCTGAGCATAGATAGCAGGTTTGAACTCATTAGCTTGATAGACATTAGTGCCTGTGCAATATGGCATTACGTACTTATATCCATCTGTTACAGTGTTGCTGAATGTAGCTGCTATATCAGTTGATGAGAATGTATGATCTAAGTCTGAGAAATCTAAGTCATCAAGATTAGCATTAGTGATAGCACTAAAAAACTCAGCTCTGCTATCCTTAATCAATACAGTATAGTTAACCTCCTCCTCATAAGCATTAGTATATTGTGCCTTGTTGACACTTACCAACTGCAATAATGCGTCATCTAAGATAGGCACTCCATTCTGTATCACTTGACATCGAGTCAACGTGTTGATGTTAAATGTTCCTGCCTGAATATTTACATCATAGTAATTCCCAAGCAACTCATGATTGTTCTTAGTTCCCTCAAGGACAATGGTTTTGGAGAAAGTTCCTTTGCGAGATGTTAAATCTCTAATATCACCAATGTTAAATGTTATCGGAAAATTAGTCTTCTCAGATACATCTAAGACTCCTGTCTCAAGTATTATCTTAACCATTGATTATGTCGTTATTAGATAACCTTACTTGTATTGACTGCTTTATTAGGTTGTTGTTGCGTTGCTTATATACCTCAAAGTTTGTGTTAAGTACATTACAGCTCACATACTCAGTTGACTCAGGGACATGTATGATACATCCACTCTCATCATAAAGGTTATCCAAGTCCTCTGTAATACGATACACTACGTTTTTAACATAGGTTTGTGGAGAAGTTAACAACTGCTGAAAGTATGTACCCTCTGCCTCACTCATCCAGTTAGTGTTGAGGTCGTATGTCTTAACTACTTGAGTGTTGAAATTAACTTGACCTTGTTCATAAGTTTTGTACTTCCACTGAGATGAGGTAACATATCCTGGCACATCCTTGTTGTATGTATCCCTCTTGATAGTGCCCTTCTCATAGCTCTTAAGTTGGAAGGCAAAGCTACCCCATGAGCCCATCCTATCTAAGAATAAGATATGACTCTCAGAGATTAATGTCCTTGTATCTATGTTCACCTTGTAACTCACTGACTTAGGGTCAATGAATCCGGGAGAGCCATCTCGATAAGTTACTGTGTACCACTTAGTATCTTGTTTAACAAGTGGAGCTGTGCCACTCACTAAGGTAAGTGAGCCATAGTTATTAGGACCAACTGCCACACCTTTAATATATTCAATTCCACTCACTGACTTGTAGAACACATCCCCGTCATCATTAATAAAGTACACCCTCTTGTTAAGTGCTATGCCGACATCCTTGAAGTTGAGCCATAAGTCCTGACCAAGTGTACATGTAAAGTTCAAAGGTTGATCAGTGAGCCACAGTCCAGATGTGTTATTAAGTGTGTAGTCAGTCTGATCATAGAATGGCATATCTATCCAAGGAATAGCTCCATTAAATACATACTTATCTAAGGTGCTAATCTCATTGAGGTTAATATCCTTCCTGTTGTCAGCATACTTGATACTTCCATTGATAGTGGCATCTGTTACCTCTGACCATAGCGCATTGATAGTGAAGTTAGTTGTGCCTGTGATTGCTATCACTGTATGCAATCCTTCAACTCCCGGGTTGGCCACACCTAAGTCTGCCTGTGTTATGTTTATCTGATCACCAACTTGAAAGGCATGCGTTGCTGTGATACGAACGTTGCCTCCATTGTTCACCAATGAAGCTGTGTAAGATAATGTGTAGATATACTCCTCACCTATCTTAACATCAAAATTGTAATATGAGTTAGCCGCATCATAAAAGGTTGTGATTGTAGGATTGAAGTCATAGCTTACCATGTTGCTCAATAGCTTGCTCAAGTCCTGCTCCCCATATCCTGTGCCATAGGTAGGCAGTGCCTTGTAGTATCCTATCCTGTTTAATGTGCCTGACTCAAATATCTCAAAGATATATCGGAAGCCATCATTGTTGACATTAGTTGAGTTAACTATGAACTTGCACTCATTGTAAGCAGGAGTGAAATCTTGAGGTTCTGCTATGATTGTCATTGCCATACCTATATTGTATTTCAGTTGGCATCCTGTTAGAAGGATATATATGAGTCATCTGTAAAGTATTCCTCCTTGATATGAGTGGCAGCATATCGGATGGCATCCATTGCATCATCCCATAACTTGACAGGCTCATCTGTAATGGTATCACCTATTTTTTTCCACTTGTAATTCTCATACTCCTTCTTAAGTTGAGGATGGTCCTCACAGAATATACCAAAGGACTTGATGTTGTTAATGCCTTGCTTGACTACCTTATTAGCATTTTCAATATAGTAACCTGCTCTGTCTATCTCAGCAATGATTTCTGGCCTTGAATAGTCAGCAAGGATGTTGATACTCTTCTCTATGCCTAACTGTTCCATCCGTGCAATGAGATCAGTGGTAGTCAAGTAACTCTCATAGATGATAGGCTCAATGTATAGATCCTTATCTCTCCAATATACTCTCACCAATGCAGTGGGGTGATTATAACCAAAGTCAAGGCCATAGACAAATGATGTGAACTTAGCAGGCCTGTGCTTGACAAATGTCCAATTGGAGTAGATGTTACTCTTGGATATGGCTTTCTCACCTAAGGCATAGATTTGATACTGAGCCTCATCGGTTCGTTTCAAGTCCTCAATCTGTTTCTTAATAGACTCAGGTAGAAATGGGTTGTCCTTGTAGGTTGACTTGATTAGTATTGACTCATCAGATGGAAGTTCATACAGCCATGAGTTAGACTCAGATGGGTTGTAATCAAAGATTAGCTTACCCTCTGTTCTCATGTTCAACTGAGTGAAGTCATCATAGTATAACTCATTAGCCTCATTGCACCATGCAAGGTCTCTCTTCCTACCTCTTATCTTTTGCTCATCATCCACTGAAAAGAACTCAACTATGCTGCCATTGTCAAAGGAATAGATATGCTCACTCTTGTTATGCTTGTTAACATCGTATATCTCAAGGCTCTTCATGATCTCAAGGAAGTCTCTCATCACTGTGGCTCTGAGTGCAGGGAATGTTTTACGTATGATACTCACTACCTTGTTTCTGTTCTGTAGGCAGTAGACTATGACCAACTGACATAGTGAGTAGGTCTTAGAACTCCTTGAGCCGCCCTCATTGATTATAAACCTTTGCTCTGAGTTGAGAGCATTAAAGTTCTTTTCAAATATGACTGTGCTATTAATCTCCATTTTTTAGGCAATAGTTAAGCTATAACACTATATTTAGTATTATGACAATTAACCTATCTTACTATATATATATTAAGTAGGCTTTATAATATTAACCTTGACCTCATTGATAGCTTGACCTTGAGTGGTCGTATCTACTCTTTCAGTTAGGTTGTTTAATCTTTGAGTTATGGAAGGGTTGTACTGCCCTGCCATGCCGCCTGTAATCTGATCCTCTCTGATAACTCTCTTTATACGCGAACAGATGGCAACATATTCAGAATATCTCCTATCTCTATTCTCAAAATACTGATCTATACATCCTATCTTATCATAGCAATAATTATAGAACCCTTCAAAAATAAGTGGTCTTTCCAATGGGATAGCAGTAGCCTCCCCTGTTTTAGTAGAAAGTGAGTATTGATATCTTGGATTAGCTTTGCACCAATCTCTGTAAGATTCAAATAGCTCCCACATTTTCTCAGGAGTCTCTATGTATTTATGCTTGCCCATCTTGAGCAGGTTTTTTCTTACGTTTCTTTTTAGGTGCTACCTCTACTGACTCAGCAGGGATAGGTGGATCAACTGCCTCATACTTGATAACTGTAGGCACTTCCTCGAATATATACCCAAGTCCTATTGATTGATAGTATGCTATCTTATTCATATCAATCTTAGCCACTACAATAGAACGTTGGCCTAAGATGCGATCATATACTCTGACAGTTTTGTCAATGTATTCTGTTTTAATTTTAAAATTGCTCATATTCTTTAACTATTATAAATACTAAATATAGTGCTAAGGTAATGCTTGATAACTTAAATAGCAAATATGTGTTTTCATTCCACAGTGCCATTACTACTCCAAAGGCCATTATGTAAGTCATTAAGCCTAAAAAATTAGCATTCCTCATACCTATATTGTATTTGATTAATATTTTCTTTAATTTCTTTTATCAGGAAGTAGGCAGATGTACTGTTGATGTTAAAATACTTAGCGAGTGCAGTCTGAGTTGAGTGCCCTTTGTCATAATATGCCTCAAATACTATCTTTTTTATCCTGTCTTTTTGTTCTGTTCTATATATCTCAACAAGAGCCTTTTTAAAGTTATACCTATCCTCTATCTCAATCTTGTGCTCAAGGTCTGTAGGGTCATCAATGACATCCATTGTGTACTCTTGAGACCTGTATAAGTCCTGTTTCTTAGTCTTAGATCCTTGAGTCCAGATAAGATCACATTTAATGGTGTTGAGTAGATAGCTCTTAGCCTTATCCTCTGTCATATCTTGAGCATTGAGTCCTGCACAGTGTAAGTAAGCATTGTTAATAACTGCATCTGCATCTATTGAGGTTGGTATATTGAGCACATCTAAGAAATGTCGAGTGTACTTGAGCACCTCAAGGTAGTTACGAGAGAGATATCTATCCAAGTGCTCCTTCATACCATTGAGTGAAGTCTTTGAGCCATACCTTCCTGCGTACTGATGCACAGAAACACTCCTTATCTCTTTGTCCTGTAACTCTGTTCTTAACTTGTTGTAGTTGTATAAGGCTTCTCTTAGTGAGCACCTTCTCCTCAGGTTGATTGAGGATGGTGTCTATGAGTTGTATATCAGTTTGTTCAAGCATACAGCTGTGAGTGATGTGGCACAAGCCACAGTGAATGATTGTGAGTAGGCCCAAGTCCCCCAGAAGCTGAGACACTTCCAGCAGCCAAGTGAAGTATGTAGCCAATCTGGGAGGTTGAGCTTGTTATCTATGTAGTTCTGTAATGGTTCAAAGTGAGTGAACCACCAGGAGATTACTAATGGAGTTAAATATCCTATCATGGTGCTAAGATAATAAAAGTTATTAACATGACAAAGGAGAGCTGTTACACTCTCCTTATATGACCCTATGACATAGTGCCGATCTAAGTGATAGGGGGTTGGCTTACCAGAGCCTTATACCTTGAAAGGTGGATTGCCTATAATACAATCGGTGTTGAGCTTATCAATCAGTTCCTTAGGTGTGTAGTATATCCCATCTAAGTGTAAATCATGGATCAGTTGTTCTAAGTAGTTCATTTCATCAAGTATTTAAACACCTTATCATAAAACTTACCTGTTACCTCTTGACCATGCATGAATCGGTACATTTGAAACTTATCAACTCCAACGTCCTCTGCAAGGTGAACAACCTTATACCTCCTTGACAGTTTATCTTTGAGCTCACCTCTAATTGAGTCAGTGAGTGTTTCACCATCTTTGATGTACACAGTCTTAGAACGGGAAGCCATCGTCATCATTATTTGTTGTTTGAGCCGCTTGACCTATGATTTGCACCTTCCATGCATCAAGAGTATTATAATACCTCCCATTGAACTCCCTGCCTCTCACATTGTAAGATACTTCCACTTGCTGACCTACACCCAATGACTCTAATACAGCCATCTTATCGTTGACTGTTTGGAATAGTATATCCTGTGGATACTTTTCATCTGGGGTTGTTACCACGAACTCTCTCACTGAGAACTTATCACTGATGACTTTTACTGGGTTGATGAGCTTGATAGCTCCTTTGATTGTTGAATCTGACATTTATTTATTGTTTATTATTAGTATCTAAGGCTTACTTTATTTCTACTTCTATAATTGTAAATATCTTCAATTAATGTTTTGTATTGCTCACGATTAGCACAATCAACTAATGCGGTTGGTTGTAATCTTAATTTATGCATAAACTCATTAAAATCAAAATTTTCATTTTTAAATAATACAATCATTGTTCCAACAAATGCTGTTCGATTGTATCCTAAATAATATGTTTTAACCATTCGTATTTTATTAGCCCAATCTTGAGCCAAATTAAAATTTTTACCTTTCCAAGTTCCTTCTTCAAAAATTTCAGTCATATTATATGTTTTTTTATCAGCAGTTCTTATTTTTTGGCTTGCATCAGAAGAAGATGAACCTGATAAATTAGAACATAATGCAATGCAATCATTAAAAGTATAATCATCATTTTTTATTGAAAAATCACGAAGTTTAATATAAGATTCTATTCCCATATTAGCGTAACCATCCATAAAATCTTTTTTAGTCCAATTCTTTTGATTAAGATTTAATGTATGAACTTCATTTAACGAATATCCATTTACAATAATGTAGTAAACAAATGATTCAGCTTCTTTAGCAGCCATCAAACGATGTTGACCGTCAATCACTTCCATCTTTTCATTTACTAAAATTGGATTGCATTTCATTCCATAAACACGAATTGAATCAGCTAACCGATTAATGTGTTGTAAGTTTGGAACTCTGTTACCATCAATAGATTTGAACATTGACAAATCATTTGTTTTGTAAACCTTGTTTACTTCTGTTTTTAGTTGCACGTGGGTACTATTATTCCCCATTGGTGCTGTTGTTGTGTTGAACATAATTATTTATTATTTAATTCATTTACATATTGAGCATAATATTCAGAGCATGCTATTAATCTCTCTTTAATCTGTTCCTCAATGACTGTATCTCTCTCATATCTTAACACAGTCACCCTATGGTGTGCAGGTATGTGTTTGACCTTATGAATTGATTTGTTATCCCAATCAGTGAGCAGAGTATCATCTGTATCATACATGGTGTACACTAACTCAAATGATGGCCTATCATACAGCCACATGTATGCTCTACCCTGCCACTCATAATCTGAGTTCTCACCTTCTGATGGTGTTGCCGGGAAGGTCTCTAATGACCAGGAACTCTTGATGTCAATGATCACCTCATCAAGTAATATATCACAACACCCTGACATGAGCTCATTAGTTACTCTGATTGTGTTCTTACTGTACTTTTTAGTGAAACGAACATCATTGAGTAGATCAATACCATCCTGCTCCCAATCAGTTCCTTTGATCATTGGCTTAGTCTTAATATCTGAGCTGTATCCAAAGAAGTCCTGCTTAGCAATTTTTCTAATCTCAGACTTAGCAGTCTCAGACAATAGCTCAGACTTACTCCTGGAGTTAGTCATGAGCTTACCTAATTGTGATGGCCTCCATTTCATAGTTGTGCCTCCTGTTCTTTGGTTAAATAGAACTTAGCTTTTAACTGATCAGTTGTGAACTCACCTTTACTGATTGACTCAAGAGCAGCCTTGAAACGTGCATCTGACAATGACTCTTTTTTAGTCTCAGTTGGTTGCTCCTTAGATGCCTGTTGACCATCATCATCCACTGCCTGCAATGAGAGAGCACTTTGAAGGGTGTACCTACGATAGTAGGTTATGGCAGACCCCATCTGTTGAGGTGTAATACCTTGAGGTAAGTCCATACATGACTCGAGCATTGCACCTGAGTCAATATCTACTATCTGAGTGCAGACACTGTTACCTTGGATAGGTTGAATAAGTAGCAAGCCATTCTCTAAGAGTACAGGCTCAACAGTGCTAAGGATAGCATTAAGGTCAGCGTACTTTGAGTGATGACTCATAGCGTTCTTAGTTACCTTACCAATGGCTAACTTTGCCCGGTGTAGTTTTTGGTGTAGAGTCAAGGTGTTACCTAACTCATTTAGCTCCTTGATTTTCTCAGTAGCTGTTTTGATTTCTTTTTCCATACTGTTTTTATTTATTGCATCAAAGTTAATAAAAGATTGCATAAGTACAAAATAAAGTTATTAACATTTGTATGTTAGTTCCTTTCCAGTCAGTGCAAAGTACAGGTTTTCAAGTTGATGAACGTATTTGAGCTTCCATTGACCAAAGGCAATTTCATTATCAGCATATATCCATATATCTATACCATTTAATTGATAGTTAATACAATTATGAAAATTGCCTTTATAAATAAACCCTAATCTAACTAACCAGAGTTCATCTATCTCCATTGCTTGATAGAAGTCATCAATCTCATCATCTAATAAGTTGCTAAGGTCTTCTAAATTGATGAGGTCACTCTTATAAGTGCCATCTCCCATCTCTATTTTGTAGGTGTTACCTAATCTAATTTCATGTGAGTCTAATGTCATAATTTAATCTATTTCGTTATTGATACCCTTCACAGGGTGTTTATATTTCTTTCTAAGATGTTTCAATTTTACTTTGAACTTTGGCATTTTTAGTTTGATTCTCATAGTAGTTCTATTTCTTGTTTTACCCAGTTATACCATGTTGGAATATAATTTTCACCTAAACCTAATAAACTTATTTCTTGTTTAATCAACTCATCCACAGCTATCAATGCACATTGTTTTGACCAATAATGTCTATTAAGAATATCTGACTGCAATAAACAATACCAATAACTATCATAAATATCTTTTGCTTTCTCTCTTGCTGTCATATCCCTAATGTAAATTGTTCATACCACTCAACAAAATCATCAAATGTTCTCACAATGATATACACACCTCCTGCCCTTTCAATGGAGGCTTGATATTCCTTTTGAACATCTGACTGTCTGTCTTTTCCATATTTTATCTCAATCTTAACTGACCGCCCTCTGATCGTGGCAGAAATATCTGCAGTTCCTTTGGTTGACTGTCCAGGTGTCCATTTGCCAGGTAACTGTTTTGTATGTGCCATGATGCCGGAACCAACCTGTATCTTTGCTCCTTCCCTGTACTGACCCTGTGAGCTTATTCTCTCAGCTTGACCGCCCATGAACTGTATCCATGCAATGACACATTTTGTCAAGGCATTAGCAGAGTTATCTGTCCAATCAGTCTTTGGTATGTATGCCTCTGGCATGTTAGGATACTTCTGTTTCAACTGCTCCATCATAAGAGCATTGAGTTTGTCTTTGTTAATTCGTTTCATGATTCCTGATAATTATTAATATTAAAATGAGAATAAAATAATAACTCAAGTGATGGACATACATTTGATAAAAAATTTTCTTTGCCAATTACCAAAGTACATTCAATTAAAAATCTATTTTCAATCAATTTGTTTTCAATTTTCCAATAAAATTTCATTAGTTCAGAATGATTTATTCCTAAATTTTCTGCAATTTGTTTTGATGTTTTATTCATATTAAAATGGTGTTTCTGTTTTTACTTCAATATTATCCCATACATCCTCATCTTGAGGAGGTTGTACATTATCACTCTCAAATACTATCCATCTGATATTATTTGTTTTACCTTCAAAAATCTTATACTTATGATACTCAGCAAATACATGCAGCCATTGAGTAAATTTCTTTTTACTTAGCTTAGTATAGTCAGTGTACTCCTCAGTAAATAATCTATGCAACTCATCTTTGTACAGCCTTGTATTAAGTGGTAAATGGTCATCTTTTGACCATTCATAGAACTCAAATGATGTCTCTTTTATAAACTTCCTTACATCAAGATTAGTGAAGTCATGAGATACAAGTCCATTCTTAAGATAGTATTGACAGCAGTTAATCATGTAACTATCAAATCTTGCCCACTCCTCCTCATTCCAATCATCAAATAACATGTGGCCAAACTCATCAAGAGGTGAACGGTGGTATCCAAAATAATCAGACATCTCTACCTCAAAATTTCTGCGTTCAAATGACCCACCTACTCCTCCGATGGTGTAATTTGTAGTGATGACTATCTTAGGTGATTTTGTAACAGGTAACTTGATAGCATCTTGACCTTTATACTCAAGAGTAATACCTTCTGTTATCAATGAGAATAGATTTTCAAAGTTAAAATGCTTTTTTACATCATCAAATACTAATAATTGAGTATCAGTTGAAACAGTCTGATAAGGAAATGACTTAGTAAACTCAAAAGTTTTACCATCTATTGAGGATACTTTCTTAAGTTTGGCAAGAGCATTCCAAAATAAACCCTTACCACTTCCCCCATTAGGATTCTCAGAAATAGTCTGATCATTGAAAATAATTGCTTTGTTATTTGCTGAGGTCTTATAAGAATGCATCAAGTATCCTATCACTGACTTAAAGCTATTGTATTTTGCTGAGTCCTTACCACTAATGAGCCATAAAAAAGTTCTAAATTCTGATTTATGATGATCACATTTTTTATATTCTCTATCAACTATCTGTTTTTTCCATACATATCCATTCAAATCAATGTACTCATGCTCTTTAATTCCTTGCTTTGTAATCTCAATACAGCTGTTTCTATAGTATAAGTAACACTTATCAGCAGTATCCTCAAGCATATCAACTTCTGAGCTATCAAGCATGGATAAAAATTCAGATGTGAAATACTTTGAACTACCTGCCATCAAGTCATAAGGTTGAAATCCTATCTCTTCTCTGGATAAAAGAGAGCTAAGAGTAAAATCTTTTATTCTCTTCTCATTTGTCTCTTCAATTAGATTCTGCTCTTTGCGAATAAAGGTGTAAGTATTACTGTCAGTTGGAAAGTACTTAAAAAAGTTGTTTTGTTGTAGCCAAAATTTAAACTGATGGATGCTAAGTTGTATTTTATTTTGCTTTGTGTAAGTCCAAAAGTCATCAATGTTACCTGTATCTTTTATAGAGTCAACACACTTCTCAATCTCATCTTGAGAGAACTCAGGCAATGACTTAACTATATCAGATGTTTTTTTACCTGCTCTTATTTGTTTCTCAATCTTTTCTTTTGAGATAGCATCCTCAAAAAACTTAGTGCCAAACTGTGAGCTTTTAGAATAGGCACTTTTAATTATTTTAAGTATCTCCTTATCCTTACCTCCCTCATCAAATTTAAGTAACACATTCTCACACTCAGATTTATTGATGCCATAATCATTAAAAGCAGAGGCCAGGATAAAAAGATTATTATTCTTAGCTCCTGCCACCATGCCATACTTTTTATCCCACCATTTTAGTAAGTTTTCTATTATTCTATTATCTGACTTAATGGGTATTGTAACATCTGAGCTACCAATATCATCAAGGTCAGGCTCTTCAATCTGAGTCCATTCTAATGAGTTTACATTGAGGTATAACTCTGGATCATAAGACTCAAAACAAAATCTATCAATATTACTTCCTGTATTATCCCAATACTCTGAGTCAAAGTATGACCTTAATGAGTCAAAATATCCTTTGAAGTTACCTTCCTTTGGTATCTTAACAAGAGCTTTTACTCCCTTCCCAGATGGTGATATCCATGCAGAGAATATATAGTTATCTTTTATTAACTCATCTTTGAATTGCTTAGCCTCATCTTTATAAGCCATGTCATCAAAGTCCAAAACTATCAATCCTGACCTTTGATTGAGCCCTGATATTTTTCTATGAGTAAATGTGCCATTGAAACACACTCCAGGAAGTTCATTCTTATAAGGTTTTTGCTCATCCTTTGTAGCAAATGACCTTACTTTGTCAACTAATTCTTTTGATTTTCCTTCCTTGATTCTTTGGAGGCAATATAAAACATCCTTATTATAAGGGGTGGTGGTATCAGTTACCTTTTTAAATATAGATACAATCATATTAATCTCGTTTTATTAATCTCGTTTTAAAAAAATAGGGGGAAAGGAACGAGAACAAACCTTTTACTGGGCAGCTAACCGCAAACCCCTGTACAAAATTAAAAATAAATTCCATAAATATGACAAATCTATAAAATTTTTTATTTGTACCTATATTTGTACCTATTAAAATCCTTTATTTATAAGGTTTTCATTAAAATTAGGTACACAAATACACTTTATTTTGCTATTTTATAGATGTTGAAAAAAAATATTTCTTTAAAAAAAATAATATATAAGGGATATACATGAGAAAATGTGTACTTAAGTACCTAAATAGGCACAAAAAAACCCTTCCAGCAGTGCCAGAAGGGTCAAACAAATAATTAATCAAAACAGTATGGACTACAAATTTAATTCTTTGTAGAGATTATTCTTAATTCTGAACTTAATTTTTCGTAATTGTTTTAAACAAAAACAGTTCATCACGTCATCAACAAGGTTATGATCTTCATTATAATTCTCAAAGATCAACATGAGCTCCTCAATATAGTCAAGGTATATTTTATCCTTAATTGAGATTAGATCATGGTGAGTTTTAAGTCCATGTATCACACTTGCATGATCTCTGTTAAACATTGCCGCTATCTCATACAGTGTAAGTCCTTCCTCTCTAAGTAGGTTGTAAAGATAGAAACGTTTGTAAGTGTAGTGTCTATATCTGTGTCGTGCTTTGAGGTTGTTATCCTCAATGTATTGTATTATGTCAGTCATTTTTCGTTAAAGTAATTATAAATTAATCCTATTCCAATTATTAAAAATCCCATTGCAAAAGTAAATATTGCCATTTTTGCCTCCTCAGCCATTGTTCACCTCCTCTACTTTATAACCCCATTGCAGGAATTGTTCTAATGAGTCACGCTCTTCATTAGGATACTTAGGATCAAATAGACATCCATTAGCATCCATAAGGCAATACCACCATGTGCCACCTTCCTCTTCAACTGTATCCTCAAGCCATACTCTATATTGTTTCATTCTATTCTGATTTAAAGGTTTTATATTTTCTTGATTGTAAAATACGTCTGCTAATTGCTGACCTACTTCAAATAAATACTTTTTCATTCTATTCTGATTTAAATGTTTCTTTGTAGTATTGTTCAAATGATTCACAAGTTACTGCTATATTCCATAATTCAATCATCTGCTCCCTCTCCATTTCTTTGGCTTTATTAACTATATCATTTAATCCATTTGGAGTTAAAGGCATCCACCTGTTAATGGTAAATATTTCATAAACAAACCATTCTACTGCTGTCTGTTTCATTAAACCTATATCCTTCAAATACTGCTCATGTTTCTCTGGAGTATCTAATCCCTCTGGCATTCCATACTTATCCATTCCTATTGCTATGCGAATAGCTCCTCTAATGACTGAGTCTGGGTGTATTGAGTTACCATTTTGCAGCATTACCTCTATACTTTCAAGTAGCTGTAGCATTTCTAAGTTTTGTTTTTTAAGTTCTTTCATGTTAACTAAATTTAGTTGTGTAATAAAGTGCTTTTAATGCTAATACTAATCTTATGGGGTTTCTAACTATCATTTTTCTATTCTTATTTTATTAAACTTATCTTTTATTATCTTGTATCCAAGTGATTTATATAGACTTAGATATCTATATACTGTCCTTTCAGTAACATTGAGATATCTTGCTATGGTATGGATGTTCCTGGACTTACTTTGGAGGAGCTCCATGAGTCGGATGCACCTGTACATTTTGTATTGGTTCATACTCTCTCAATTTTCATTTTAAATCAGTTGAGTCGTTAAAAAATAAACTTATATGTCTACCATTACTCATGTGTTCAACAACAACCTCAAGAAAATTTTTAAGATTATCATAATCTTTAAATGATAATTGTTTCTCTGTCTGAGTTGTGAATGTTTGTTCAAAATAATGAACTCCAGTTCTTTGGTCAAAATGTTCTTCTTGTATTTTCATACTCTCTCAATTTTAATTATTAGTTTCTCCCAAAGGTTGCTCATCCTTCGTGCCTCCCATTCTGAGTCTGCTTGCACAGTCTTTTTTAATATCCTCCAAGCTCCTCCCATGTATCCTCGATAGTGTATTGTCCACATTTTTTAATACTCTTAAATATTTATAATATCTGATTTCATCAAAGCTATCCCAATAGCTTATAATTGCTAAGTTGATTTTAGGCTCTCTCATGCTATCCTACTACTCCGATATACATCAACACAAAAGTGATAGCTAATAATGCAGCAGAGAACACTAAAACGTCTCTCACAGCCTTTTGATCTTCTGTCATGATTAATAAGTTTTAAGGTTTGACAAATAAAGTTCTAATCTTGCAAGAGCTCTTGACTGAATATTAAGTCTATGCTTATACTTAGGAAGTAACTCATAGAACATACCTCTACTCAAATCTTTTAAAGTATCAGATGTTACTCTGATTCGAGTTAACATGCCCTCAATCATCCACTCAACATCCTCAACACGCTCAGTTAATAGTTCATAGTCAAGGTATTTGCCCTCACCTCTACACTCATTGCAAATATCAGACTCACTGTGAGATGGATGCTCATAAGCACTGCTAATTAATACTGAACCTGACCCCCAACAAGTGTCGCATTCTTTGATAAATTCTGTTTTCATACTGTTTTTGTTTATTATTTATAGAACAAAGTTAGTAAGTTTTTTTTATATATGCAAATAATTAGCGTAATTTATAATGATTCTAAATAAGGAAAGCCCACCTAAGTGAGCTAAAAAGCTATATGTATAAAGGGTTTATTTAGATTTCTTAAATCGCTTTACAACAAACTTAGATGCTAATGTCGCAATAGCTTTAAGGAATTTATTTTCTGACTCCACAGTTACCTTAGTTCCTGTCTCATCTTTTTTGATGTTGACATCTACTTTCTTACCATCATAATCAAGCTCTTGATTGATACCATCTTTGTGGTATTCTATCTCAGCCTTATTTGTTTTTACAATTACATCAATTTTGTCATCCTCAATGTTAACCTGTACTTTCTTAGGTCTGCCTACTTTTTTTGCCATAATATATTATTTACTCCAACGTGCTTTAACATTCCTGTGGTCATAGTGCACCCAGGTGCTATAGATACCAATACCACCCTCTTCCATCTTACCTGCTGCAATCAGTTTCTCAATGACTGCTGCCACCTCTTTTGGTGTCATGCCGGCAATCTTAAAATCTGCTGCCTCACCTGTAATATGCTTAGAGGATTTCACTCCACCTACCTTAGCATTGTGCTCAGGTGATCTATATCCACTTGTGATTTTGATAGGCTTTCCTACCTCATCTCTCAACACTTGTAAATTCTTAGCAAGTGCAAAGATGTTTTGAAATACTGTATCTGAGATCACAAATCCATGCTTGTTAAACTCAGACAGGTTAAAATTAGTTGTTAGTTTCATTGGTTTTTATTGTTAATTGTGATAGTGTTGCTGCTACTGTTCCTGCTGTTGCTACATATCCTGCCACAGTTATGACCGCTGCAGGTAGTGTGATAGGTGCAGCAAGGATAACTCCTGCTATTGCACCCACTGTAATGGCTGCCTGTTGTACTCTCTTCCAGAATTTTGGAGTGGGAGCGTTCCATCTTTGTGCTAATGTCATCTTAAATTTATTTCTATTAGTTTCTTTACTGATTGAGTGAGCTCACTTATCTGCTCAGCAAGATGCTTGATTTCAAGTTGTGTCATTTTCTCAATGGCTTCATATTTAAACCTTGCCTCATTATCAACAAGCTCAATCTTGCCTTTCAATCTGCCTTGAGTTTCAATTATTTGTTTTTGTTCCTTCATAACACTTCTTAAGTCACTATGTAAACTCTTTAAAAAATACCCTATGCCGGATATGAGTATTGTTATTACTGTAAATGCTACTTCATTAAATCCCATCACAAAATCAATATGCTGTTATTATATCCATTCTCTCTAAATCCTCCACAAGGACAGTCAAATCTACACACTTCCCCACAGTTGCAGCCACAATGATCAATCATAGGTCTTAGGTCAGTATCTCTGTTCACCTCTGCTGTGAACTCAGGATATAAGTCCTTATTAGCTATCAAGTATCTTGTTAACCTGGTCTCAAAGAATGAAGCCTTTTGTGCGTAGTGCTCCATCCCAAAGGCAACCTCTGATCGAGTTACTGAGCTTGAGAAATCCCCAAACTGAGTCTGCAGTCCTTTGTTTTTAAGTTGATATGTCAAGCCAAACACAGCATCCTCTGCACTCCTCCAAGCTATAACAGGTTGAATGTATGCCACAAGTGCCTCCTCATCATTAGTCAATGTTTGAGCATTGTACTTAGTTAGTAGATAGTTGTAGAATGTAGTGCCTAAGATAGGCATAACTCTGAGCTGGGCCTGTGTTGCTATATATGGAGTAACATCTGTCACATCAACATTGGCTGTGATAGGTGTGTTAGTCTTTAAATAGGTCTCTGTTATAAAGTATATCATGGTGCTGCAGGTGTTTCTGTTTGTATAACATCACCTCCCTCAATTGGAGGCAGTTGAGCCAGTGCTCTGATTTCATTAGGTGTCATGCTTCCAAGTACCTTAGTAGCTACTAATGGACTCAATGAGTTCAAAGCATCTGATGTCTTAGATGTATCACCTTCAAGCTCAATGATGGTCTCATTAATTATCTGGAAGTTGTTAATTGAGAACTTGCCAGGTATCTTAGCAATGGTCATTATCTCATTAACTATCTCCTCAACTTGTCTCCTCAATGGCATGACTACATTTTTCTCAAATACAACATAAGCCTGCTTGATATCACTGCCTGATCCAAGAGATCCTTGAGTGCGAACTCCCATAAGGATGGGATCTATTGTGTGAGCAAAGCATATCTGCTCAGTGTTAAGGCTTGATGCCTCTTGAAACAACTTATCATTGCTGTTAGTTGGTAGGCTTTCAATCTTAGGTAACTGATCTTGATTATTAGCAAAGAATGCAACAGCCTTCCCGGCATTAGCTGCACCTTTCAACCTATCAATGGTCTGCTTAATCATGTGTTTCTCCTCCTCTGATTGTGGTCTCTTAGGGAACATCATAGCAAAGGATGGGAATATTGAGTTTTGAATGTTACTCTTAGCAAAGTATGACAATTCGCCTGATAAAAATGCAAAGTTTAAAGCAGATGTGTACTGAGGCAAAGGATACCACTCCTGGCCCAAGGTCATTAACTCATAGCAATATAGTTGTTCAAGGTCAGTATTGGCAGGATGATACTTTTTTATCTCTTTCACATCAATGCGAGCTGTCCAATCCTCACAAATAAAGTATGTTTCTTTATCTCTTGAAATTCTAACTCTCTCAGGTGATATGTTTTCAATCTTATAGATTTCTCCTTTCTTATTGTAGCATAGTTTGAAGTACACTCTATGGTGAACTATCAACTGTTGAGCTATGGCTCTGATTGTTTTACCTAACTTGAGCTTTCTCTCAAAGGTATATAACTTGAGTTTATCCTCTTGAGACATTTTCTCAGTCTCAATAGTGTATCCTCCACCTGTTGCTGAGTTAGTCTTAAAGTCAACGATAGCACCATGCAAAGGTGATGAGTAATATAGTTGATTAAGTAACTCTGGATAGAGGTTATCCTGCCCAAATGGAATGTATCCTGCTATCTGATAGCGGCCATTAACATAAGGGAGTGATAGGTTAGCTCCACCTACCTTTTGAAATGGAGTAGAGAAGGACTGATATCCCTCCACTACTTCTGTTGCTTGTGGCTTGCTGCCTATAAATCTGTTATACCATGCCATTAGTCATAGATTGAATTAGTTTGTATCCCTGCCACTACCATGCGGCCCTCCTCTATCATAGTCAATCCTGTAGGATCAACTGTTGGAGTAGGACTCTCATAAACTTTATATCTGTATTGGCCCTTAATAAAGTCTATATCAGTAGGCTCATCGATAGTAAATAGGTTATATCTTGAAGGCCATGAGGAACTATCAACTCCCTGCCAATAGATAGGGTTAGCTGTAGTGTCAAACTCATCCTCAAATTCAAATAAATAGTAAGGATTGGAGATTGTTGTAACCTCTGTAAGTGTCAACACAAAGGTGTTAACTGTATCCTTCTCAAGATATATCATACCTATATTGTATCTCAAAGAAATAATTATTAAAAAAGCCCCACCGAAGTGAGGCTCTTAGTTTATAATCTATGGCAAGATTAAAGGAGACTTGGTATGATAGTAGCATCAACCTCATAAGCCAAAAACTCATTCTCAGCTACAAGTGTTACACTGTACTTAGAGCCATCTGCTCTTGTAGTTCCTGATCCTTCACCTGTTGCAGATAATTGCAAAAATGGGAAGTACCAATATTTACCATTAGCATCCTCAACAATACCTGCTAAGTACTGTTGTCCTGCTCCTAATACTTTAATAGCTTTTGATTTCTCTTGATCTCTTCTATGGAACATCAAATTAATAGTTGCAGTTACATAGCTTGAGCCATTAATTAAATCAATAGCAGAGTCCTCTGTAAATGAGGATACGTTTCTTCTGAACTCTAACTCAATGAAGGGGTCAGCTGTAGGTATAAATGTAATACCATCAACAATCCAATTAGTTCCTGTCTCATCTGTAGAGATAGATTGGATGTTATCTTGTTGGTTTACATAGAACTTATAGATACCTCCTGAGTTATTGTCACAGCTTTTTAAAATTGTTTCTAAAGTTGCACAGCTCATTTTAGTTGTTTTTTAATGTTTTAAAATAGGGGGCATTTCTACCCCCGTTATATTTTAGATATAGAATGCGTTATACAATACTATCTCTGCAGGGTTAACATAATGGAATCCTACTTTCATGTTAGCACGAGTTCTCAAATAAGGCTCAGCTACAGTGTCAGATAAGTTAACAGCTTTCAATGCTTTGTCATCACCCTCTGCATCAAATGCATAGATAAGGTTATTTCTCAAAGTCAACAAGATAGTGTTATCTGGCATCCCTTCACACACAACTACATTGATTCCTAAGAATGTTAAACCTAATGGAGTAGTAACATAAGTCAAAGTGTTACCTTGTGCAGCAGCAAGCTCATAAGCGTTAGCTACATTAGTAGATACATAAAATCTTAACTCTGATTTTCTTCTGCTAATAGTTGAAGGAGCAGCAGCAAGTACAGCACTCAATTGGTCAAGTACATTTGATGTATCAATAGCACCATCATATAAACCAACTACATCTGTATCATAGAACAGTGGAAATAAGTATCCAGTACATAAAGACAACAATGGATCCTCAGACTCAGTGTTACCTTGCCATCTCAACAACTCGATATCTTGACCGATAGTCAATGCCATTTCATTCCAGTAGTATGACATAAAAGATGCAACAGTGAAATCACCATTAGATCCTTTTGCCATTTGCAATGCTAAGAATGATTGCTCTAAGTCAAACTGACATAATTGAGCCATAGCTGACAAAGGACATACATCGATATCAACTGCATCCAATGAATCATTAGGAGCAGTAAAATTACAAGTAGATGCTTGTAAGATGTTACCAAAAGTTACATTAGCTAACTTAGTCTTAGACTTGATGCCCGGCAAAGAGCGAAAGTTAGATGCAATATCCTCTGATTGAAGATATGCTTTGGAGTAGAACTCCTCAGGGTTGGCACACAATAATGCGTTAGTCTCAACCTCTAAATTAAATTTTAAATTACGGTTCATTTTATTTGGTTTTTGAAAATTTTACAAATTCTTTAAATAGCTCTCTTGAGCTCATCTTTTGGTTCTTAGCCTCAACCTCAATCTCCTCATCTCTTGGAGCTAAGTACTCCTCCATTTGGTTCTTAAGGTCAGCTATGATAGCAAGTAGTTGATTAACTTGCTCCTCAATCACAGGTGATACTATTGCAAGTACAGCCTCAGCATCAGTAGTTGGGTCAACTGCCATCTCAACATCCTCAGCGGCAGCATCTGCCTCCTCCTCTTGCACATCCTCAGCAGCTTCATCAACTGTAGTCTCAGCCTCTTGCTCAGCCTCTTCTGTGGCAGGTTCTTCTGCTGCCAGTTCTTCTTTGTCTTTGATCTCGATAACCTCTCCGTCTTTTACAACATAGATTTTATCCTCAATCAAGTGTTCTCCATCAGGTAACTTCATTGTATTTAGTTTTAATAATTCCGATAGTTTAAGTCCTAAGAATCCCTCAATAGAGTAACCTACTTGACCTGACTCAACAAGGCTATCATAGTACTCCTTATCAGTTACTTGACTTGTTAGCATTAATGTGCCCTTAGGTACTTCAATACCATAGGTAGTGAATGCTTTGTCCTTTTTAGGGTTCTCAACTATCCAAGCCTCAAGGATGTAAGCAGGGACTTTCTCCTCTGCCTCATGCTCTAAGTTAAAGATATCTTTGTTCTGTAGGTTCTGCATGAACTTAGCATGAATAGACTCAATGACCTCCTCTGTGAATAGCACGTCATACTCAGTGCCATCCTCATCTCTACGATATATTGACATTGGTATCATAGCAGGTGCTACAATTCTCATCTTAATATCATCACTGAATGTCATTGGAGTAGCTTGATTGAATGCCATACCCTTTACCTTAATAGCAGGCTTGGCAGTGAAGGCAATCATTTCAATACCTAACTCCTCCCCATCAGAGTACTCAGGGTCAATAGTTATCTTATAGACAGGTCTATCCATGCCTATATTGTAAATAGTGTTATATTTGTTAAAAATTAAAATCTATGGTAAAAATTTTAGACAAAGAAATTCCTAATCAATTGAAGGAGTTAACAGTGCAACAGTTTGAGGATATCACATCTATCCATGCACAACAGGACTTAGATGCTATTGAGAAACATCTTAAAGTATTTGAGTTGTTTGGTATTACTGAGAATGACTTTGAGCATACCACTATTGAACAGTTCAAAACTTATGTCAAGGATTTTAACAACATCAAAGGTAAGCCAGAACTACAGTCAACTATTGAGCTTGATGGATACAAGTACACAGCCTTTGAAGGTGAGGAGTTCAAGTTATCAGTGAGAGACACTAAGCACATTGAGAAGGTCATGAACTCAAGGCATAAAGGATATATCTCTGAGATGTTAGGTATCTTATTCAAGAGAGATGATCTAAGCAAGGCAGAACACTATGATACTACTCATATCAAGCATAAGGCAAAAATGATAAGAGAGCTCAAGTCAGAGTTAGCAGTTCCTTACTTAGTAGAAATTGGACAAAAACTGTCCAAAGAAATCAAGAGAAATGAAGCTCCCGAAATCGTGGAGTGAGATTGATGTCCTGCAGTTTAAAGAGATAAGAGAGTTATATTCTATTGAGGAGGTATTTGCCAGAGAGATAGAGATACTCTCAGCTCTTGCAGGAGTGAGCTCAGATCAACTTGAGGACTTAGATGTAAGTGAGGTTAGTAATATGCTCAATGATATTACATTCATTAACTCTGAGCCATCTAAAAACTACAAGAGAGACATTGAGCAATGGAAGGTCAAGCCACTATCTAAGCTGACCTGTGGTGAGTTCATTGACTTAGAGTATTTCTTTGCCAATGACTATATTAAGCATCTTTGTCATATAGCATCTATCATGTACAGGCAACATACCACTAATGAGTGGGGGCAGTTGAGCTTTGAGCCTTATGAGTTCAATCCATTTGACCGGCATGAACTATTTGATGAGTACTGTATCAATGATATCTATGGTATCATACCTGAGTACCTATCATTTAGACAGGATTTCATGGATAAGTATCACTTACTTTTTAATGAAGAGGATGGAGATGAGGAGGATGATAATAAACCAATGACATCCGATGAGTCTAAGGCACAAGCTGAACAAAAGTCTGCTGTAAAGTGGGGATGGGAACGCCTGCTCTACTCACTTTGTAATGAGGATTTGACTAAGTTTAAGCAAGTCACTGACCTGCCTCTTATCCTTACCTTTAATATGCTGTCAATGAAAAAAGAGCTTAATCTATAACATACCTCTGAATGATAGAGGAGCTGAGAAATCTCCACCTATAGGCTCAAATGTATAAATGATAGAACGCTTATCCCCTAATATATTTGCCACTTGTAATATAGGATACCTTTCAACCATCCACTCAGTATATTGAGAATATATTTCTGTTGTTATACCTTCTGAGTCTAATCTCCTGGATAGCTCTGCACAGAAGTCATAAGGTGTTATGTAGATAGTTCCATTATTAAGAAACCCAAAATAATACATTGCAATAATCTGTATCTCAAGTTCACCTAATGCAGGGATTTTAGCATTGATACGCACTGAGTCATACATAGCTCCTGTATCAATAGCACCATCCTCAGATATTATCTGCTGCAGAATGCGTTGTATCTTTCTCCTTGTAGGATACTTGACATTGAATATACCATTATTTGCGTAGCGTGCCATTATTCAATTGGTGGAAAAGGTGAAGGCTTAGGCTCAAACGGACTCAAAGGAATATCTAATAAGTAGGCATATTCAGTTGGTGCAATATCTGCCTCGTCTGAGCTACTCAAAAATAAGAAATATACATCATTAATATCTTGAACAAAATTAAAGAATGTATCTGCGTCAAAGAATACACCTTGTAAATCTTGAGCTTGTTGGTTTGTTACTATTCTACCTTCCATTATACTTGTCTTGATAAAGTTGTTTGATATGCTTGAACTGCTGTATAAAAATTGGCTCCGTCTGTGTCTGATAGTCCATCACCTATTGAAGCAAAGGCTATTTGTCTGTCTGAATAAAAGTCTTTAAAACCTCTATTTCTTGCCATAATGGTAATAGTTGAATTATTTTTAGCAACACTATTACCACTTGTTAATTTTAAAACTCCATTTTGAAAATTACGTGTTTCTGTTGACCCTACTCTATTTGCTACAAATAAACCAAAAGATGAAGTAGAATTAGCTATTCCTGTATTTTCATTGTGAACTCTTCCGAAAAACGTATTTGTATATTTAGAAAAAATATTAATACCTGAAATAGTACCTGCATCAAAAATACCAATATCACACATTAAAGCATCTTTATTTGTTCTTGAATATATAGATATATGAGCGCTATTAAGAGCTAAATCTGTATTATCATTTAAATAAGTTTCAGCATAACCACTTGAACCATTGCCTTGCATTCCAGTACTTGAATGAGTAACTCCAGTTGCAAAAGTTAATCTAAATGCAGCATCTAAATCTCTTGGGTCTTTCAAGTTAAATTTATGACTTGCTGCTGTTCCACCTACAATTGGATAAATAGCTTTCATTTTAGTCCATAAACCATCTGCTTTTAATCCTATTACAAGGTTGTTTATTGCACCTTGTTGAGTAGGGTTGGTGATACCAGCCGCTGTTATGAATGCTTGTGCATCTGGGTCAAGTGCTGCTGTTGGTGTAATGGTGTTTGATGTTGCACTTGCACTACCTGACCCATTAGTTGCTGTAACTTGACATGTAATTGATTGACTTACATCTGCAGTAACAAGTGTGTATGTTGAGTTTGTAGCACTACCAATATTTGAGCCATTACGCTTCCACTGATATGCAAAGGTTATAGTAGGTGTGCCTGTCCATGTTCCTGTTGAACAAGTTACTGTTTGACCTTCCTGTGCTGTTCCTGTTATAGCAGGAGCAACAGTGTTGACAGGAGGAACTCCTCCACTTACTTCCCAAGCTGTGCGTAAAAAAACGCTGTTACCATAGCCAATCATTATGCAAGTATTAGCAATGCACTTCCAGATGTTAACTTAACTCCACTGAATTGTTGAGCCGCTGTAGCTCTGATGATAGTACCTGCTTTCACAGCTGTTGCCGGTGCAGCAATATAAGTTGACTTAACATCTACACCTGCTATCTTAATAACATTAAACACAGTATCCTCAAGTACTACAATAGCATTGACATCTACTGTTTTCTCTGTTGTGTTATTAAGTACAAAAGTTCCTTTCTTAGCTATTAAGATTTCATTATCTGTTGCCATTTTTAATATGTTTTATTTAAAGTGAATATTTCCGAGTATATTGAGTCGCCAGCGTTGGCAGTGCCCCATTGAGCTGTGATTGATAGTGTGTTGCTTATGGTTGTATCAAAACCTGTTGTTGTCTCAGTGCTAAAGTTAGTGCCCTCAAAGTTAGTAGAGGCATTCTTTGTGTACATGAAAGTACCTGCAGTTGCTATTGATGCAACACCTGATACACCTAATGTCCTAACAGTAAAGTAAACTTCTAACTTCCAATGCTTGCCAGTTGTTCCTGCCATTGTGATTGCTCCTGTTGTTGCCAATACAACACTACCAGCCTTTATCCTTATAGTTAATGTATGGTTGTTGACAGCTGAGATATGGCCTGTTAGTATAGCATGGAAGCTATCACCTACATTGAAACCATCAGCAGGGATACTTAAACTACCTAAGCCGCCATCAAGGAGGGATGTCTCAGTAGTTGTGTTACTAACAGGTGTGCTTGATGCTGTCTGAGTGTACAGTCCATAAGAGCCTGCAGAAATTATCTGCTGACCAGTGATAGAACGTGTCTCATATCCTGAGCCAGTGTCAATACTTACTTCAAGTAAGTCAGTCGCATCAAGTTCTGACCCCTTCGGAGTCATCTGAGATATTTTCTGTCTATTGATAGCCATACCTATATTGTAATTAACTTATGATTCTGTTATAATAGGGACTTGACAATCTGTCCAATTACTCATGTCAACATCTAATGTCATGACCCACCCTGCTGCATAGTCTAACACTTGATTATTCAATGGCACTATGGCAGGTTGTCCTAATACATCAAAGCTATAGTCATCACTGAAAGTAAAGTAGTTCACTAAGTCAACCAATATTTGATGGCAGTCTGAGAGTATTACAGTGATATTAGCTCTATCCTTCTGGATAATGTCAAGGCAGGTTATCTCTAAGCTCATTGTATTAGTGTTCTCAGTTGCTATAGCTGTGATAGGTGCTATAAACACAAGAGGATATTTCTCATCCTTTGTCGCAAAGTTAGGTAACTGCTCCACAAAGTCGCTGCCTACTTTTTTTACTTGTAGATGTGCGTTATAAAATGCCTCTATCTTGTTGATTAATGCTTGATAACTTGTCATAGTTCTGCGTTCTTTTGTATCTTATTAATTTTGTTCTGTGTATCAGTCATCTCAGTCTCACTCACTATAGCATTGACTGTGATAGTCTGACCTTGCTGTGCTCCCTCTCCACCTACATTATTGAGTTGATTGCCTTGACCGAATAGACTAACTGATGGAGTTGCCATTCCACCTGTTGTGCTACCTCCACCTGTGAAACTATTTGTATCTGCAGTTGGAGCATTACCTCCACCCTCAAAGGATGTGCTTGCTATTGTTGCTAAACTTGTAGCTGTTGATATTACTGAGCCAGCTATTGCAGCGGCCATAGCAAAACCTCCATCAAACTTAGGATACTGAGCAAGGATTGATACAATGGCTTGAGCACCGTTGATAACAGCCATTGCTAACTGCATTTTTTTCTGTTGCTCAAATTGTTGCTTAAGTATTTTCTCCTCTTCCTTACTTCCTTGCTGTACTCCTTTAAGTTTCTTTTTTGTGTTGATATCTTGTATTGATGCAATAGCCCCTGCTGCTGTTGTAGCAAGTTGAAATCCAGCCTCAATATTTGCATTAAGTTTCTCTCTTGCTTTCTCATCTATCTCAACCAACTTAGCGGCCTTAGTCTCTTCTGCTACTATTTCAGCTTGACGATATTTTTCTTTTATGGCTGCTATCTCTGACTCTGATAAGTCTTTTGCTGCAAGCTCAGCAGTTCTTTGAGCATCAAGTGTATCTAATGTAGTTTTAAGAAATGCCTCATTTGCTGCAATCTCTTCCTCCTTAGTACCTTTAAATCTTTCAAGTTCAAAGGCTTCCTTAGATAATTTAGTCTCTGCTGTAAGTTGTGCAGCTGCTAAAATCTTTTGTTGATTCTCAATCTTTTTAGCTGTGATTTGGTCATCAATTTCTTTTAACTTTTTAGCAGTCTCATCCTCAAGCAATCCTCTCTCCTCTGAGCCTACCTCAAGTGAGTCCATCTTTATCTTTGCCTCTGCTGCAAGTAGTTCCTTTTGTGCCTCAAATTTAGCAATGTCATCTGCTGCATTAAGTTCCTTTCTTTTTAGCCTTGCAATTAACTCCTCATTCTCTGCCTTCTCTATATCCGCTGCATTCTTATCTCTTGCTTTCTTAAGGTCATTGTCAATCTTTGCGAGTGCTGCCTTTTGATCAACTTCCTTTTTATAGATTTTAGCAAGATTATCAAACAAATATTTTCTCTCAGCTTCAAGTTGTGTTATGCGTAATTCTCTAAGCTCTTGCTCTGACTTACCTGCATTCTCTGCCTCTTGCAAAGCTACCTCATTTTTTTTGCGTAGGTCAGCAAGTGCCTCAGAATATTTATTCTTTACCTCTTTATTAGTAGTACTTACACTTGTTGTGGTAGCCTTAGCTGCTGCTGCATTTCCTTTGTTAGTTATCTCTAACTCCTGTCTCTTAAAGTCCTGGATAATCAAGTTCTTTAACTGCTGAGCCTTAGCAAGTGCAGTGCTATCACCTAACTGTTGAGCCTCTTTAATCTGCTGCTCTACCTTAGCAAGTGCCTCCTTTTGTTGAATGTCAAGCATTGCCTTAGCACGCTCAGACTCTCCCTTGATTTGCTTGGCTTGTAGTAACTCAATCTGCTTATCTAAGCTGACATTGAGATTCCTTATAGCGTTAATCTTGTTTATCTCATTCTGCACTTGTTGATTAGCGAGGTCTGCTTGAGTTTTAGTCAAGTCAGCTAATCTCTTCTTATCCTCTTCTGTAAGTTCCTTCTTTAAGTTTAATGAGTCAATCTCAGCTTGATTAATAGCCATGTCTCCCTCTATCTGTTCCCTCTTAAGGTCAAATATACTTTGACTTGTATCTATCTGGATTCCTAACTTTTCCTCAATAGCAGCTATCTCCTCATCACTTAAGTCCTTAGTAAGGTTATATAGTTCCTGCCTTGCTTGACTTTCTGCCTTGAGGCTTTCTCTATTTTTCTCACTTGCCTCTTTAACTGCCTCAGCATTTTCCTCTGCTGCATTATCTGTTAAACCCATCCAATCAGTCAAGTCCTTAAAGCCTTGTATCACTGCATTGATAGGTATCATGATTGCCTCTAAGATAGCATCAAGTACTCCTATCTTTTTTAAGAATATACCAATGGCTACAACTATAGCAGTTATTATTGCCACTAATAAAAAGATAGGATTCATTAAGATGGTTGCTCCAAGTTTTACGAATGCTCCACCCACTGTAGATAGAGTACCCATGAACCCTTTGAAGCCCTTTGCTAAGTCTCCAGGATTGAGCTTGCCCATTACATTACTAAATACTTGAGCCTTCTGTTGAGCCTCCTCAAAGTCTAAGCTCATCAATGAGTCCTTGATACCTCCGATAGAATTACTCACCTGCTCAAATTTAGAGCCTGATGCAAATACATTCACTGCATCATTAGCATCTGCAAGTTGATCTTTAAGCTCCCCTGCTCTTGCAGCAAGTTGTGCCATTTGTTCCGGGTCAGTTGCATCTGCAATAGCTCCTTTGAGTTCTCTTAATTCAGCTTTGATAGCACCAATGCCGGTTATCTTTAATGGTATTTCAACTTCATTCATATACTCTAATTTCTATTGTGTTATTCAATAATGTGTTATCACCACCTGTGTATGCAAAGTCATACCATTCAACAAGTATTCTGTCGGCATTAACCCATGTAATATAGTAAACACCTTGTGAAGAGTTAACTTGACTTATCATTAAGTAAGTTCTATTAGCATCAGGGAATGCTCCAATTAACACACCCTCATATTGACCAACTCCAACTCTTGACCATATAATATCACCTATTGTGTTTTCAAGTACAATTACTGTAGGATCTAATATTCCTGTCTGACTAATAGTTGCAATATATTTCTTATACCCTACAACAGGAGCTCCATTGATACTCTCAGTCACAGTCAAGTTAGGTACTACCATACCATCATGCTCAAGTATCTGGCCATCACCTATCACTACTCCCTTAACACCCGGACTCACAGCATTTCCCTTACCAAAGATTAGAACATCTGAGCCGGGCACAACTACATTGTTAACTTGAGCACTCTTCTTGAATACCTCCGCATTACCAACTGCCACAATAGTATCTCCAATAGGCTTGCCGCCTGCAGTCTTATAAGGTGCTAAGTCAATCTCAGTATCAATACTTATCAACTCTACCTTTGTGAGGCTGTTGTTGTTAGCATTGTAATCTTGCACCTTGTTAATGTTCCACCATGAATTGTCAATGTAAATCTTATCATTGAGCTTTAAAGATTGTATATCAACCTCACTCAAATCAAAGTAAGCTATCAACATCTTACCTACGTTTATCTGATTGACTGTCCTTCTCCAATATAAGTTATAAAGGTTGTTAGCCGTCAGAGTTGCTACCTCATAAAAGTAGTAATCATTCGTGCCAAAGTTAATATCAAATGTAGGATACAATGGATTATTGAAATGACCAATCATAGGATAGTCAGTCAAGCCTATCTCACCTGTTGTGCCAAAATCTATGATGTCAAACGGTTGGCATGTACCTAAGCCTCCATCATATAAGATACGGATGTTAGTATTAGGTGCAGCTCCATTTATTGCAGGAACATAAGCTCCAAACAATGTCTGATACACAGGAGTAGGTGAGAATAGTAGCTCCTTAGTATCAACATCCTTAACATATTCATTGTCAAAGGTGTATTCTATCTGACCATAAATCTCTCCTGTAGCTTGTGTGTAAAGTACATTAGACTGATCCTCATCAGGTGCATAAGTGAGTTTTAATTTTTTCTTAGTTACATCTGGAAGGAACATCAACTCTTGAGCCTTATCCTTAGCTAATTTCTGACTCCAATCCTTCTCAGCTCCTGAGTCGTAATACTCATCTCGATGTCTTAGAATAAGGTTGTATGGATTGTCAATATCTTGCTCAACATATAAGTTGTACATCTGAAATATTGACTTAACAAAATCAGACTGCTTAATCTCAACAGGCACATATGAGTTCATGATTAGAGTACCTCCTGTAGTCTGCACATTCTGACTTGGCAATATCACCATGTTGATAGATGCTAAGTTCAAAACAACATTAACATCAACAGGAGTGAAACCGCCACCTGCTGCAATCCAGATATTTGCTCCATTACTGTTAGCACTACCATAGTTCTGAATTACATCTACACCTATTGATAGGATCTGTATATCGGTTGCATCTATAGGCACACCAACTGCACTGACTAAGGATGGAATACTAAGAGACTCAACAAAGGTCAATATAGTAGTGTTACCCGTTGGTAATGGTGATGCCGCAGGATAGTAAGCTACTCCACTTGTTGTGCCATA